GCCATTAAAAATAGAGGGTATTACCCCTCTATTTAGTCTGCAGATCTTTATCTCTAGGAGTAAGTTTAAAGGCACCGAATGCGGTGGCTCCAATAGCTGCAGCAAGAATTAATAGTTCCACAATTTCCCCACTTTGAGTAGTATCTGAATTATATAGATTATAATGTATCACCGTGAACATTTCTGTATTTGTTGTTACCAACTACTGTTAAGGTTTCATAACGTTATAAAGACAACTTTATTATAGGTATTAATTATTCTTATCGCAAAAAAAGAGAGGGTGTCAACCCCCTTTGTTAGCATCTCTAAACTCTTTGATCTTCTCATACAATGGAGCAACCGCTGGTTCTCCTGTCTGCTTGCGGGACTTCCAGAGTTGTCTCACGATAACATCCAATTCGTCATCGTTAATCGGTAAGTTCACGTGCTTCCTCCACCTTGTCCAATAACTCTGTAATATCACAGAGGTTATCGATATTAGAAAGCATATCAGCAATGTGCTTACTAACATATGGTTTCTCACTACGTGCTGAGAATGCTAGAGCATTACGAAGTGAATCTTGTGCTTCTCTTAAAGAATACTCTACTTGATTTGATAGTGTCATGTTAATTCCAGTGTCGGATTACTCCTGCGATAATAAAACAATTAGTGATGAGGTAAGTAAGGAAGATGAAAGATCGAACAAGAAGTACAGGATTATCATACTTCTTGGTCTGATCATCAGAGAACGAACCCAATGCATACTTCCATACTCTGAATGCCTTAATGAGGGTCATAGCGTTTAACTATAGAATACCCCAATGCAATGGCGATAAGTCCGATGCAAATCAAGGTCAATAATAAATGCATTAAATGTCACCAGGTTTACGGTTTTCAGAGTCCTCAATGTTAAACTCACCACTAGGATATCTAGAAGCAAGTTTGAGGGTGTTAGCATAGAACACCTCGTCAAGACGGATGTCTAATGCCCTTGCTGCTTGAGATGCATACCAAAGTATATCACCCAACTCTTTAACTAGGTGTTCTTTGTTAGCATCATTATATGGTTTACCTTGATACTTAATCTTCTTAACGATCTCACAGAACTCACCTGCTTCAGCAGTCAATCCTTGTGATGCAGTATCTAAAAGAGATACATTACATCCCTGATCATATAATTGATTAAGACGATCAAGATACTGTGCTCTATCCTTACTAGGTTCTGAGCACGTCATGTCACAGAAGTGCATGTACTTATCCAGATCAATCTGGAACTTCTTCTGATCGTGTTCTTCCCTTCTCTTACTCTTAACTCTCTCTGCTGCTTGCCATGCAGAGAACCCTTTCTTATTAATAAGTTCTTCTGGAGTGGTAGGAGTATCATCTTTGATCTTCTCAGCACCCTCCTTCATCTCATCCTTCTGATCCTGAACCTTATCATTAAAGTCCTCAGCAATCTTAGTTACATTGTCTGTAGATGCTGGATCAAAATTCACATTAGCAGAACCTAATGGTTGTTGATTTGGATTTCTTGCTTTAGTCATACCTTAAAGGAATCGAATTTGTTTTTCTGGGGTTTGATCTCTACAACCTCTTCCTCTTTACCAGGATCAGCGAGTGTTGCCTGTTCACAATCATACAGCCTCATCTTCGCTCTGTCAATACCTATGCAAAATCTTTTATGAACTGTAGGATCATTGTATCTATTCTTTAATTGCTTAACCATAATCTGATTTATCGCTTCCAACTCCTCAGTAGATATGAGAGCGAACATAAGGTCAGCAGTAGCAGGGAGTCCGAAAGATTCAGATGTGTCCTTAAGGTCAACATCGCTAGAACCGTAACCAGAACGAGTAGTTTGAGTAGCACTAACGATTGGGACGTTTGCTTCGACAGCCAGACCCCTAAGTTCCTCAGCAATTGCTTTAACGAACGTGTATGAATTAACAATTGAGTTCTTGTAACGAGAAGATGAACATATGTTGAGATAGTCTATGAAAATTATATCAGGACTGAATCCTTTCTTCATTGCTAACTCATTCAGGAGTGCTTTAAAGTGACCGACATGTGCCGATGCAGTTGGGTACTCCTTGATAACCAAACGACCTTGGGTCTTCTTATTTAACTTGTCTATCTTCTTACGAAAATCTGCTTTACTGAATAGAGGATCAGACAGTTGTTGGATGGGTAGATTCAGAAGGTTGGCATCAATTCGTTCAGCAATCTTTTCTTCAGCCATCTCAAGAGTAATATACAATACGTTACGTCCCCTGAGGAGAGAGGAACTAGCACAGTGACACATAAACAAAGATTTACCAACACCTGTACCAGCAAGAGCGATATTAAGAGTCTTATTCGGTAAACCGCCCTTCGTAATCTTGTTAAAATATTCCAAGTCGAACGGGGTCTTGTCCTCAACCGTGTGATAGAAGTCATAACGTTGTTCAGCATCCTTTATATAATCATGACCAACAGTCTCATCAAAGCATGTACCTAATGCCTCTGACATGATATGTGGTATGGCATCTTTGGTACGAGTCTTATCCTGACCGTCAGCAATCTTAATACTATCCATCAATGCCAGATAGATAGCACGTTCTTTACACCACTTCTCTGTAGTATCTAACAACCAGTCCTCATTGTACTGATCATGATCTAACTTATCATTAAGGAAATCATCGATCTCCTGCATGATCTCTTCACTGAGATCTCTTCTCTTCTCTACCTCAATCTTAATAGCAGTAGATTCTGGAATAGCATTATACTCCTGAACATACAACTTGACTGTATCGAAGATAGTTCTGTGATGTATAGACTCAAAGTACTCCTCCTGAATAAAAGGTAGAGTCTTCCTACAGTAATTCTCATCTAGGATAAGTTTACTTAGGGTAATCTCCTCGATCTTTTGCATTAGAGATAATGTAGATAGGTTCCTACGATCCACTTGTCACCTGACAAGGGTGCTTTCCCCTCGTGAGGGAACATCCATGTAGGTGGAAAGCATATCACGGATCCTTCCTTTGCTTTCACTTTGTAATTAATGTTATTAAAATAGGTCTGCCCACCCTTCTCTACATCATTCAGATAGAAAAATATAGCAAGAAAACGTCTAGCACTATCATGGTTACCCACATCAACATGCCAGTCATAACGATCATTCTTTTCATGATCATAATGCTTTAACCTGATCTGTTCTAGTGCATTCTGGGGTGGCCAATATTCTCTACACTGTACGTCAGTCATATACTGTTCAGCAGTAGACTTGATAGCATTAACCAATTGGTTATGTACCTTCTGCCACTCCTCTATCTTCTCTTCCTCTGCCATCATAGTTAAGTTCCACATGTTCCATTGTGGACGACCCCCCTGATCCCATCTTTCTGATTCAGATTTAGATGCAAGATCAATGATGTTACGACACAAGTTAGTGTCTAACGCACCAGGATATACCTTAACAAAATCCTTTAGACTAACTACCATAGGAAAACTCCTTAGACGCTACTTCATCTAGTGCTTGCATTACTTCTGGGGTGAAATGCTTTTCTGGTTCTGCCAGAATCGACTTAGGATATAGATTAGAACCACCCATCTTATAACGGTTACCGACCCGCTCAAAGACTCCATGCCTCTCACCCAGTTCCAATAGTCCGTAATACTTGTCCAGTCCACGTTCGTCATAAAATAATCGTACCTCAACTTTAGAGTTCTCCTTGGTGAATCGAGACTTCTTAGTCTCACACTTGATAAGGTTGCCTACGACCTCCTTACCATCCTTCTCCTTGGATTTGGATAAGTATATTATAGTACTAGCAGCATACTTTAGTCCACTACCACCGCCCATTTCTTTCATTGGCACATAGGCACCCACCACATCATATGTGTGATTCGTGACAATCATAGGGATGTTTGCCTTACCTAGTTTGAGTGTCAGCACCCTGAAGATAGACTTAACAACCTGTGCTCTGGTCATATCTCTAGTGTCCTTACCATCCTGTGTATCCTGTACCTCCTTACTGGTGGACAACATACCAAGAGAATCCAGTACAAACATTACTGGTTTACGATCCTCTTTCTTATAGGATAAATGTATATCTACTGCCTTGATTGCTTGCTGTCTGAAGTCTTGTACTGTAGTTACAGGACATAAGAACATACGACTGGAGTCGATACCACGACTCTCTATCATGTGTTTAGATATAGCACTTTCAGACTCAAAATAAACAACATTAGCATCAGGATTAGATTGGAGAAAATGCTGTACCATACCAAGGCAGAAAAATGTTTTGCCAGTACTTGACTCACCTGCAATAGCTGTGATCTTATTCCCTGGAACACCTCCAAAGATGCTTCCTGATACAACAGCGTTAAAGAGGTAGCTACCCGTATCGATAAAACCACTTGTGTCACCAGCAGCAACACCATCAGAAACAACGCCAGCGTACTCATTACCTATCTCCTTGGCGATGTCTGCAAAAAAAGAATTTGTCATCCAAAAATATGCTCCAGTGATACACGTTTCTCAGGGGACCAACCTATAGCATCAAGGATAACCTTGATTGGTGCAAGAAAACTCTTCTCAAATTGTAAGTCATAGTCTATCGATCCGTCAAGCTCAAACTCTTTTGGTAAAGTTTGGAAGAACGAGATGACATTCTCTCCTATACGATTTGGTTTTCTCAAATACATGTACTTAATTTTCTCACCCTCCTGAATGAGTGGAAACTTATGTGCTATCTTATGTTTCTTAACATAAAAATTATATAATAGTGACCCACGTACATGAATGGGACACCCCTTACCATAGATGTCTTTACTAGAAGAGAACTTTTGTATATTGTTACAACTACGTGGGAATGCTATGTCCTCAAACGGTAGTGTCTCAAATTCCTTCCTAAACGTAGACACATATGACTGAACCTGATCCTCAGTACTAGTCATAACAAGATCTAGTGTCTCTTTAATTGCTGTACGACAAGGCATAGGTGTAGAAGACTTAACTGCCTCTATACCCATCATCTTTAGTTTGGGTTTCTCATACTGAACACCCTCACTATTCCATACATTAAGGATGTACCTCTTCTTTGCAGTCCAGATACCCTTATCAGCAATATTCTCTCGTGCCATGACCATCTTCTGATCATAAGCATTTACATAGGTAGCCAGTTCTTGGTAAGAATTTTGGATATACTTATCAAGTTCCACATCACACACCTTTTTAAGGAACCTAAGAGTGCTCTCACTGCTTTCCTCTCTGCCCTCGAATACAGCTTTAACCAAAGGACCCAAATGCAAATAAATGGAATCGGTATCAGAAGCAATAACATAATCGTGTTCCTCAGTTTTAAGTACCTTATTCATGTACTGGTTTATTTTATTCTCTATCCATCTGATTGAGACTTGTCCTGATAGTGTAATGGCTTCAGCGTTCGCAAGATTGTAATACCTGAAGTACTGGTTACCGATTGCACCATAGGCAGAGTTAAGTTGGATCTTTCTGGCCATCTGGATATTATTATATCTAGCAATGTCCTTTTGGAGTTGTGTTGTTGGGATGTGCTCATAGTCTTGCTTAGCCTTAAGCATCTTTTTCTTGTAGATCGTACGGTCTTCGTAGATCCGTTGCATCATTTCTGGGAGGAATCCATGAATGTCTTTGCGGTATTGTGCTCCATTGGCACACACGGCGTAATCTCCACTGATCCTGACCTCTCGACTAAGCAATCCATCAACACTGGCTGTTGGATGTCTTCTATCAACAAGGGTTTCTGGGGAGATGTTGTACTGCATGATGAGATGAGGATACAGGGAGTTAAGATCAAAACTCGCAACCCATTCATACATGCCTGGTGTAGGTTCTTTAACATAAGCTCCTGCATACTGATCATCCTTCTTACTACTTATCTTAGGGGGAACAACGATGTTTCTTTTAGATAGGTCATTGTATATGAGAGTGTCCCACATACGTACCTGACTATAAACATCAGACAGATTAACCTTAGCATCATAAGATAAAGTTAATGCTAACTCAATCAGTTTCATCTTGTCTTCCAGACGGTCAACAAGTTCCACGTCAAGTATATTATATTCTACAAACTTCTGCCAATCGTTTGTATAAAATGCTTTAAAGTTCTCATACTCACTGTGATCTAGTTTTTGTTGTCCTAGTTCTACATTAGCAATATGATCTAAACGATAAGAGGATTGTGCTGAATAAGTAAACTTCTGATAGAGATCAAGATAGTCAAGGATCGTAACACCAGCAATTTGATATGCCAGTTGCTTACGACCCCTAATGACTAACTCTCTATCTACTACTCTATTCCATGGTGAGAGGGACTTCTTCCACTTCTCACCTAGCACCCGCTCCATGCGACGACAGATGTACGGGATGTCATATAAATTACAGTTCCAACCTGTAATAACATCGGGAGTATTATTGACCCACCACGTATGGAAGTCCTGTAACAACTCCTGCTCCGTCCAAAAGACCCGATACTCAACGTTATCGGGAGCATTAAATTCCCTGATACCCCAAGTAACAATTTTCTTGGAGACAACATCCTTCATGGTGATGCATAGCACCTCCTCACGGCACTCCTCAACTGAGGGGAACCCATTATCACATCCAACTTCGATGTCAATCGTAAAGATCTTCATCGCATCCATATCAAAACGGATCTCGTCAGGGAATCTATCAGCAATGTATTGATACACGAACCGTTCGTACCCATGTACCTCTAGACCATCAACATGCTCATACTTCTCAATGAAATTACGAGCATCCCTAGCACCATCAAAGGACTTCGGGTGTGCATAACGTCCGTCTAGAGTCTTATACTTTGACTTCTTGGATTGATCCCGTGGGACAAAGTATAAGGTAGGTCGAACTTTCTCCCTGTACTGGACAGGTTCTTGGCCTTCATACCCTCTATAGAGTATATCGTCACCAAGCAGAAGAACGTCCGTATAAAAATCCATTAACCTCCCGTCGCTTTCTTGTAAGCATCTGCAATAGTAGCAGATGGATCCATTATAGTAAAGAGTAGGTCAGATGTCAAGAACAAATCTCTCTGGTCTGTATGCTTGGGGTATGGTTCTAATGTACCATCATCATGCACCTTCATACATTTCTCTATAAGAAGACTAGGTTCTTCATCTAACTCAGTCAGCTGTCCCAACAGGTGTAATTGGCAGTTCGTCTTCAGTAGTATCAGTTTGAGCATTGGCTTCTAGTAGTTCATTGTACTTTGATAAGAGATTATCATGTGGTTCATATATGAGTGCCACCGATGGTATAGGTAAGAATATATAAGAGTGCTTTGACAATGGAACATATGTCTGAAACTCTATGTCAATCTCATCTAAATTGAGTGACTGTTCTTGTTCCAACAGTAACGTTCCATTAGGTTTGATAGTTAAAGCATATGGGAAATCCAATTTATATGCCATAGCAGGACCTTCCTCATTCTGACGCATCTCTTTTACGTCAGCGATTACGTCCTCGCCGTTTTGCATTCTTACGACCTTTACGCTCATAGTCTTTCTCCATTAGTGTGTAGTAGGATTCTTTAATCAAATCTGTAAATGCTCGACGGGCATTAATATTCTTCTCTTCAGAAAGAATGTGCACGTACTGCATAAACTCATCCATGTGCTCAGGTGGAATATCCACTGTAAGAGTTTCACTCTTCTCAGTGTATGCTGGACATAGATTAACATACATATTCATTTTTGTCTCCAAACAAAAAGAGACCTCGTGGGTCTCTTCGGTTGTGTTTTATATAGGCTTTAGATCAGATCAGGATCTGGTATACAATCTTCACAGTTAGGATCACCATCCCACTCCTCATCTTCTAACCCTGCAGGTACCTTAGCAGGTGGGTGTAGGGTTATGTGACCCTCAAGTGGTTGGTGTGCATGCTCAAGTAGATGATCTATCTTAGATAGAAGATCCACCCTTGATCGTAATAAATGATCTATCTTCCGTTCGATATTCGCCAGTCTGTCAATCATCTCTGGATGAGGTGCATGTCCTGCTGGTGGAAGATCA